CGGAAATATATGGCTCGATTATAATCCTTCTAGTTTGTTTTGGGTAGACAAAGAGATTATAGGGCAACCCGATACGGACTATATAACCCTAACTTATAAAGATAACGAAGTACTTCCTCAATCGATAGTAGACGAAATAGAGAAAGCAAGAGAGAAAGGTAAGACCTCGACTTATTGGTCAAATTGGTGGAACGTTTATGGACTCGGAAAAATAGGATCTCTCGAAGGCGTATGTATTCCGGACTGGAAAGAGATAGATAGAATACCTAACGAAGCTAGACTATTAGGATATGGCTTAGATTTCGGCTATTCGGTAGATCCGTCGACATTAATCGCTTTATATAAATGGAACGAAGCTTATATATACGATGAGGTTCTTTATAAGAAAGGAATGCTCAATAGAGATATAAGTAGATTCTTAAGTCAATTAGAGATAACCGAAACTATCGTGGCGGATTCCGCAGAGCCAAAGAGTATAGCCGAATTACAAGGCTACGGGCATTCTATTTACGGAGTAAGCAAAGGAAGAGATTCCGTAGTATACGGATTAAACCTAATAAACCAAAACGAGATATACGTTACCGCAAGAAGCAAGAACTTAAAAAGAGAACTAGGAGGCTACGTATGGGCTAAAGATAAAGAAGGTAATACCTTACAAAAGCCAACGGGGTTGCATCCGGATTGTATCGATGCGGCTCGATATATATTAACCGATCAATTAGAAAACCCTAATAAGGGAGAGTATTATATTTATTAATTGTTAATTATTTGTTTATTAAATAAAAAGTATTATATTTGAATATAATTAAAAACAAAGACAAATGGAAACTAAAATATTTTATACGGAAACAGGATACGATAGAACAAGTTACATCTTTTTTGAGATGAGAAAAGAAACAAAATGTTTTTATTACTTAGAAGCTATTGGAAAACATAACAACGAATATGGCGTTAATCCTGATAGAACTAAAGTTACGGGAACAGGATTTAGAATTAAAAAAGATAACAAACGTTTCATACAATGGAAAGGACAAGCTTTAAAAGAAAATAGAAACTACACTTATACAGGAGTATAACACAAGGGGGGCAACCCCCTTTTTTATTAACCAATAATTATATTATGGAAAACAAAGTAGAGTATATAATGGTAAAAGAATTAACTAAAAAACAAAACAGAAAGAACATTATAAAGTTTATAAGTGGAGGCATTTTACTTGCCTTATTCAGTTTTATAGCAATGTATATGTTTTTATTTTTTATATTGTGGGTTGATGAAATAACAGATAAGATAATTGGATATTTTTAAAATGAAACAGGCGTGTTGGTACGAAGATATTTACGTAGTACAAAAGCCTATAAAGGTAGGTACTAAAAAAGGAGGCTACGACGTTACCTTGAATATAGATTACAAGGGTAAGAATACAATCGAAGGAAACGAAACGTACAAACAAAACTCAATAGAATTACAAAACAAAATAGAAGAGGCTTATAGATACGCCTATAAAAGATTTATATTAAGAGAATAGTTTGGGCAGCTTAATGTCTTTTTTCATTTGTTTGGGGAATTAGAGGAGCTTAACTAGGTTCCTCTTTTTCTATTTATACAAATAAGGTTTAATTTTATTATATATATATGAAAGTACAAATAAACGTCCCGGATACTTTAAGAGATATTACTCTAGATCAATATCAAAGATTTGAAAAGTTAAATACCGAAGAGAACAAAGATAGCTCTTTCCTACTACAAAAGATGATAGAGATATTTTGCAACCTTAATCTAAAGGACGTAGCTAATATTAAATACAATAGCGTTAAAGAAATAACAAATCATTTAAATAAAGTCTTTGAAGTTAAGACCGATCTAATAACTACTTTTAAATTAAAAGGTATCGAGTTCGGCTTTATACCTCAACTTGACGATATGACTCTAGGAGAGTATATAGATCTTGATACCTATCTAGGCGACTGGGATAATATGAACAAAGCAATGAACGTCTTATATAGACCTATTACGCAAAAGAATAAAAATAAGTATAGTATAGAGGAGTATAAAGAGAGTGACAACTCCAACCTTCTAAACGATATGCCTTTAGATGTCGTAATGGGATCTCTTGTTTTTTTTTGGAATTTAAACAACGAGTTATTACAAACTACCCTGAGATATTTGAACAAGGAAGCCAAGAAAATGAATATGGAGCAGAGGCTAGTTTTGGAAGAAAATGGGGTTGGCTATCCTCTATATACGGTCTCGCACAAAAAGATGTTACCAGATTTGACGATGTTACAAAATTAAACGCACATAAATGTTTTCTATACTTAGCGTTTGAAAAAGAAAAGATAGAATTAGAAAGGAAACAAATAAAAAATAAATGAAAGGATTTTATAACTTAACGGATAAATTAAAAGATACTCTACTAGCAGAGCCTTTTGTTAATACGGTAACTTTTGGAAGCTTAGACGATATAGACCTTACTAAACAAACGATCTTTCCTTTGTCTCATATTACGGTAAATAATACAATAGTAGGAACTAATACTCTAACCTTTAACGTTAGTATCTTGTCTATGGATATCGTAGATATAAGCAAGGCGGAAACTACGGATATATTCGTAGGAAACGATAACGAACAAGATGTATTAAATACCCAACTAGGTTTATTAACTAGAGTTATAAATACTTTACAAAGAGGAGACTTATATACCGAACTATATCAAGTAGAAGGAGACGTAAGTTGTGAGCCTTTTGTAGATAGATTCGATAACAAGCTAGCCGGATGGGCAGCAACCTTCGACGTATTAATAGAAAACGATATGACGATATGCAACTAAACGAAGTAAATAAAACTCTAAATAAGTTTGGTAAGTACGTTGTATCTCAATCAAGAGCTAATCTAACTAGAGGTAAAAAGAACTTTACCAAAAACCTCTACGAAAGTATTACCTATATACTAGAGGAAAGTAAGGTTGGTCCACGTATATATTTCGAGATGGACGATTACGGTATGTATCAAGATCGAGGAGTAAAAGGTAAAGATCCGAGGCTTGTAAAAAACGGAAAGCAAAAAGCGCCTAATAGTAATTTTAGCTTTAAGAATAAAATGCCTCCTCAAAAACCATTAATGGAATGGGCTAAAAGTAAAAACATTAGACTAAGAGATAGTAAAGGACAATTTAAAAAAGGAAGCTACCAAACTATAGGCTTTATATTACAAAAGAGAATATTTGCTCAAGGTATAAAACCTAGCTTATTTTTTACTAAGCCTTTTGAAAAATCATTTAAGAACCTACCCCCGGAGTTAGCGAATAGTTTCGGTATAGATATAGAAAAATTATTAAGTTGATATGAGTACAAAGATAAACGTAAGAAGCCCCTTTTATTTACATTTAGTAGAGCCTAGTCCTCCCTTACCCGTTTTCGATTGTACGGTTGCAGGTCTTACGGGATTCGCCGTAGATAATAAAGGTATTATTACTTTACCTTCTTCTAAGGCGGGAGTTATCGAATCAATATCTAGCGACGACGGAGACTTCTCAAATAATAAGTTTCCAACAGAAAATACTGATACCTCTAGAACTATAAAAGTGAAGTTAGCAATACCGCCGGCTTTATATTCTAATTCTAGTAGTATCTTTTTTGAATGTCCGGTAACGGCAACGCAACCGGGATCAACTAGCTCCGTAGTACAACCAACCGTATGTAGCGGTGGACCAACCGCAACCGGATCAATAGGCGCGCAAACTTTAACGGTAGGAGGATCAAGCGTAACTATAGACTTGGCAAGTTTTTTTAATAACGAAACAACCTACGATGCTTCTAATATAGATCCTAATATAGCGACAATAGCTCTTAGTGGAAGCTCGCTTACAATATCTCCAAACGTAACCGGAGGAAATACTACGATATACGGTATTGCTAAAGACAATAGTTACCCTGCAACTTGTGAGGCTACTCAAAGTATAGCGGTAACGGTAAACGCGGGAAGCGCCTTAACTTGTACTCTAGCCGGGAAAAGCATAATACAAGGAGGATCTATAACGGCGGCGGGAGTAATTACGGATCCTATTTCTCCAATAGCCGCAATAGTTGAAAAATCATTATCAAGCGGAGGTACTCCAGTAACAAGCGTATCCGCAAATACGGGAAGCGCTTCTCAAGATATAACTTTGTTTTATAAGTTGTCTGTACCTGCGACGTTTACAAATGCAGGGACAGGTAATTTAATTTGTTCTATAGATCTACCTCAAGCGGGAACCGCGTTACCCGTTTTTGATTGTGCTACGGCTAATCTAATAGGAGGCGGTGTTTCTCAAAACGGAGCAATACTTACTCCTACTTCTAAGATAGGAGCTACGGTTAAAACTCCCGCAAGCGGAACGGCTTTTAGTACGGTAGCAGTAGATACGTCTAGAACCGTTAATTTTCCTGTAACTATTCCTTCGGGATATCAAAACGCGGGGCAAGATATTAGCGGAGGTTGTGACGTTACGTTTACGCAACCGGCTACTACTCCAACTTGTGGTAATTTTAGCTTATATATAAGTACGGGAGTAAACCAAATACCTAGCGATACAGCTACGCAAAGCCATTGCAATTTATCTCAAGTAGTAGGAACTTACCACGAAATTAAATGTACAACCGATAGTGTAACGGGAGTATTGAACACAACAGTATGTAGTAACGGATCTCCTTTCGACGGAAGGGATCTCTATTACGTAATCTCTACCGGGAGTATAGATAGCGCAGGTGGACCGGGTATTTCTCCTTTTAATTTAGTTAAAATAAATAGAAACGGGCAAGTAACAGAGATAGCGGTAGGAGGTTGCGCGGGAGCGGGAGCAGGAACTTTAGTATAAAAAATTATGGCATTAAAAAGAGTAGAAGTAGATTTATATGTTTGGGAAGGTTTAATTTCGGCACAACCTTCGGTACCGGCGTACTCAATAAACAAGAGCGTAATTTCGGGGGAATCAAACGTAACTTTAGAAATAGCGGAGCTTGTAAGAGATTATATAACAATGACCTTTAATAATGATTATATATCTATAACGAGATACGTAAGAGCTATTGTAAATTCTTACGACGAATCAAACGAGCCGTTTAGTACAAATCCAATTACGACGACGTACGTAGCTTTAGACGGATACGGGTACTTCGAAGAGGGAGCAAATCCCGAGTTATCAAGAAACGCTTTAATAAGTTCAAACAATATTTATATACCGGAAAATACAGCCGGGAAGTTTCCAATATTTGCAGAAGGCGTAGGTAAGGTTATAATAGATTCTACTACAACTCAAATAACGGATGACGGTAATACAAACCAAAAAATACAATATATTACAATCCCCGCAAATACCTCAACAATACAAGTTTTTGATACCGACGATTCTACGCTTAGAAAAACTATTACTGTTTCTAATATTTGCGAACCTAAATACACGCCGTTTAAATTAACTTTTGTAAATAAGTTTGGAGCATTTCAAGATTTATATTTCTTTAAAAAATCAAGCGAAGTAACTAACGTAACAGATGAGCTATACAAGAAAAATATAATTACAAATACAGCTTCGAGTTATAATACGTACGAAAATCAAAAAGGTAGAATAAACGTAAACGCACAAACTTCTTTAACAATGAATACCGGCTTTGTAAAAGAGGATATGAATCAAACAATAGAAGAACTATTCTATACCGAAAACGTTTGGATAAGATACGAAAACAAAACGTTACCTATAATACCTAAATCTAAATCATTACAATATAAGACTTCTTTAAACGACAAGCTAATAAATTACACGGTAGAGTTCGATTTTGCGTTTGATAGAATTAA